GTGATAGAAAATCCTAATGTCAAAACAACATGTGGTTGTGGTGAGAGTATAGGATTCTAGGGGAAAACGGTGTATCAATATAGTTGCATAATCAGAAAAGTCGTTGATGGTGACACAGTTGATGTAGATATTGATTTGGGTTTTGATACTTGGAAACTAAATGAGCGTGTGCGTCTATATGGTGTCGATACACCAGAGAGTAGAACAAGAGATCATATAGAGAAGATCTTTGGTAAAGAAGCTTCAAGGATTGTAGAGAGTTTTTTACCAGTGGGATCGAGACAGACTCTTGAGACACTTAAAGACAAAGCAGGCAAATTTGGTAGAACTCTTGGTAAGTTTATCATATTCGACCCAAAACAAGATAGAGAAACAACCATCAATGATTTTCTAATCGAAAACAACTATGCAGTTGGTTATCATGGACAATCAAAGGATGCCATAATTCAGGGGCATCTTGATAATTACATTGAACTAGTAAAAAGAAAGCCGGAACTGATCAATGAAAATACTATTAATCAGTATGTTAATAGTCGCCGTTAGTGGTTGTAGTAGCGTTTCTTTAATTTATGGCGGTCTTGATATGACTAGCAATATCACTACTGGAAAAGGAGTAGTTGATAATGTTATATCTGGAATGAACGGCGCAGATTGTAGAATACATAGATTATTTAAGGGTGAGGAGATTTGTAAAGAAGATGAGTAATTGGTGGATTGAGGAATATAAAAAATTCCATAGAGATATAAATGATTATGGTAATGGTGGAGCCATGAAATTTCACCACCTTCATATAGACGATTTAATCAAAGACACAGAAGCAGAGACACTGCTTGATTTTGGTTGTGGTAAAGCAGAAGTCTACACAGAAAATGATTGGGGTTGGCCAAAGCCAACTCTTTATGACCCTGCCATACCAGAATATTCAGAGTTACCATCAGGCACCTTTCACGGTGTAATATCTACGGATGTAATGGAACACATACCCGAAGAACAACTGCCAGAGGTTGTCGAACAGATATTCTCACGGGCGGAACGGTTTGTGTATCTTGGTATTGCAAATAATGAATCCAGTGCAGTTCTTAGCGATGGTTCAAATGCTCATGTGACAAGAAAACCTGTTGAGTGGTGGGCAGAGAAAGTTGATCAATATGCACCAGAAAAAATATATTGCCATATCAAGACATATGGTGATTCGAATGGTTATGTGATTTTGAACGAAGAACATTATTTGGAGTGGTATATTAATGGCATCTGACATCAGTGAAAAATATAGGTATGTTGTGAGAAAGGTTGGTGATAATGAGTATGAGGATCAAACATTCATTGGACTAACACCAGAGGCTGGACGATATCAAGGTGTGATATACAAATATGGCCGAGTGGGTGTTGCAGAGAAAGAAAATCCCGATGGCACCTTGAATTTGCAATTTGATTATGGTATAGTAGATAGCAATGGTCACAAAGAAGAATATTTCAGAGACGACTTCAAGAATCTGATTGGTGACATTTTGGTTGATATTATAGACAAAGAGGCACTGAATGACAACGATTGAACAGACAGCACTTGCAAACCTAATACACAATGAACAATATGCACGTAAAGTATTGCCTTTCATCAAAGGTGACTATTTCTCTGATAGGACTGAGCGCATATTGTTTGAAGAGATACAGAAGTTTGTAGAGAAGTATAATGCGCTGCCCAACAAGAACTCAATCGAGGTTGAGCTGGACAGTCGCAAAGATTTGAATGAAGATGATTTCAAGAGAGTCATAGAAGTAGTTCGAAGTCTAAAGAAGGACGATGATGTAAATTTTGACTGGTTAGTAGAAACAACTGAGCAGTTTTGTAAAGATAAGGCGGTGTATAATGCGATTGTTGACGGCATTAAAATCATTGATGGAAAGGATAAATCACGAGGTGCAGATGCTATACCTAGTATTCTCACAGATGCCCTGGCTGTTGGTTTTGACAATCGGGTTGGCCATGATTACCTTTCTGACACTGATGAGCGGTTTGAATTCTACCACAAAGTAGAGGAGAAGATTCCATTTGACTTGGAGTTCTTCAACAAAATCACCAAAGGTGGTCTACCACAGAAAACACTGAACATTGCACTTGCTGGCACTGGTGTCGGTAAATCTCTGTTCATGTGTCATATGGCAGCCAACTGTTTGAATCAGGGTAAGAATGTCCTGTATATCACTCTAGAGATGGCAGAGGAACGCATTGCAGAACGTATTGATGCAAACCTCATGAACATGTCTATTGATGATTTGCATGAACTACCCAAGCAGATGTATGACAGCAAGATAGACAAGATCATTCAGAAGACTAACGGACAACTGGTTATCAAGGAATATCCGACTGCATCTGCTCATAGTAATCATTTCCGTGGACTAATCAAAGAACTGGCAGTCAAGAAGTCTTTCAAGCCGGACATCATTTTTATTGACTATCTGAATATCTGTGCATCATCACGATTCAAGGCAAATAACAATGTCAACTCTTACATGTATATCAAGGCGATTGCTGAAGAATTGCGTGGTCTTGCGGTTGAAATCAATGTGCCTATAGTGTCTGCCACACAAACAACCAGATCAGGATACTCCAATAGTGATGTAGGACTGGAAGATACATCAGAGAGTTTTGGTCTGCCTGCAACTGCTGACTTGATGTTTGCACTCATCTCCAATGAAGAACTAGAAGAGTTGAATCAGATTGCAGTCAAACAACTGAAGAACAGGTATAATGATCCAACCATAAACAAACGATTTGTGATTGGTATAGACAGGGCAAAGATGAAACTATTTGATATCAGTCAAAGTGAACAAGAGGACTTGGCTGATTCAGGTCAAGATGATGATGTGCCTGTCTTTGATAAATCATCATTTGGATATGATGGGTTCAATGTATAACCTGATTCGATGATCATCTCTAAGGTTCTATTGCATTTTAGACAAGCCACATTTTCTGATAAGTTACATTTCGAGGTGGGACATGTTATCTTTGCCTGATTATATGCGGCAACAAGTTGCGAACAAAGGCCAGTGCAACATGATGGTTTTTCCATACTATATTTATGATTTATAAATACTCGAATGAAATCTTTTTTTGAAATATTGAACGAAGACAAGGGTGGCAAGAATCTCCACTTGGAACATCTAGAAGATGAGATACTCAACTATGGTGTGACAGGTGGTCGTGCTGCCATCAACTTTCTACGTTCACTCAGAGACATGATGGCTGGTGCAAGTCGTTCATCTGTGAATATGACAGTCAAATGGGATGGTGCACCAGCAGTGTTTGCTGGTATAGACCCAAGTGACGGTAAGTTCTTTGTTGCCAAGAAAAGTGTATTCAATGTCAATCCCAAACTCTACAAGACAAATGCAGAAATAGACGCTGACCTATCTGGCACGCTAAACTCCAAGTTCAAGGTGGCTCTTGCAGAACTATCCAAGTTGGGCATTAAGAACGTTTTGCAGGGTGACCTGATGTTCACTGACGATGTGGAGACAACCACTATCGATGGTGAGAAATACTATACCTTTCAACCCAACACCATCGTCTATGCTGTGCCCGTGAGCAGTGATTTAGGCAAGACAATATCAAAGTCGAAGATTGGTATTGTTTGGCACACAACGTACAGTGGTGGGACGCTAGCGGACATGCAGGCATCGTTTGGTGCAGACATTCGTGGTTTGAAGAAACCTAGCACAGTGTGGATGGATGATGCGACATATAAGGATGTATCAGGTAAAGCAACATTCACAAAAGAAGAGACAACCAAGGTAACTGCCGTGCTCAGTGAAACTGGCAAAACATTCCAGAAAATCAACTCTGGCCAACTGACTTCATTTCTGAGACTGCAAGACAGCATGACAGGACCACTGGCGGGTGCATCACTGAAAACCTATAACAACAGCAAGGTACGTGCTGGTGAGGTCATCAAGAATCCCGCAGCACATGCAAAGGGATATGAGCAATGGGTGTTTGACTCAATCCAGAAACAGATTGACAAAGCCAAAAGTGACAAGGGTAAAGAAAAATATACCAATCTGCAAAAAGAGTATGTGCGAGAGGTAAAGAAACACACTCGCAATCTGACTCAAGTGATCACATTCCAGAATCTGCTAGTTGAGGCCAAGATGCTGATTGTCAAGAAACTGAACAGCGTCAAAGGACTCACCGACACATTTATCAAAACGGCCAACGGATTCAAGGTGACAAATCCAGAGGGATACGTTGCTATTGACAGGGTGGCGGGTAATGCGGTAAAATTGGTGGACAGAATGGAGTTCTCATTCAATAATTTCACTGCGATCAAGGCCTGGGACTCGTAAAATTAATAAATTCTTTGATGAACAAATTGTTCTCACCCCAGAGACACTTTCTAAATTATGGTTATTGATGTCAGATATAAACAAGATTGATGTTTGGCACAAATATATGAATAATCCTATACCACTAAGTGATTATGAATGTCTGTATGATTGGACTGATGAAATTTACAACAGAGTTTTAATAAACAATAGCAAATTCACAATCGTCGATAAAAAAGATTTTGAATATGTTTATTACACTATTACACCATTACAAAAGAATCGATATTATCATAATGGAGTACGGTTTT